CCATCCGGCTAAATCCTTTTGCCATTGAGGGATAATTTGATGCGGATTATTTAAATCCCTATAAGGCTGGCAATGCGGTAAGAACCGACCGCCTTTCACTCTCCAATGATTTACTCGGGTGAATGCTTCCTTGAAGTCATTCAATAAAATACAGTAGAAGAAGTATTCACCCTTATAGCCATATTTATCAATCAACGCTGTAGCACGCTCACACTCTGCAATTTGCCCCGGTGTATCGCACCCAAACCGAATACGTTTTATCCATTTGACTTTTGCCAACAATTTTGCAACATCCTCTGTTACTAACCGAGCGTCTAAACCCTGATTGAAATCAACTCGTACACCCATGGAGACAATCTTTTCAATCTGCAGCAAACCGTAGTTGGATACAAGTATGTTGTTATCCATGAGAATCACATTTTTTCGCCCAGCAGATACTTCCGCAATATCCATGTAAGGAGTGATGTTTCCTTCTTTGGCAGGTACAACGCACCATTTACAACGATTAGGACAGCCCCTTGTCAAAAAGCCATAAGCCAAATTCTTATCAACATTATACAGATCGTAATCAGGAATCATTCTATCAATTTCTGGCAAAAGAACCTTTTTTATGTCATACCCTGTGCCGCCTTTCTCAACTTGATCGGCATTGATGTAATAGCCGTAATCCGGCGTAAAGCTAAATACTTTTGCAATGTAAACCTTATCATAAGAACAAAGGGGATTATACCATTCTACATTATCACCTCTTGCCTTGTGATAGCTACTTATCTTCATCAAAGCTAGATTAGGATAATTGCTATCGACTGCTAATATTCCAATATTCATCGCTTATTTGGGGCTATTTAAAAATTCTCCTTAATCCTGAATTAACAGCATCGGTTTTAGCTTCCTCTGATGGATGAACATAAATATTCAAAGTGGTACCTACATCTGAATGACCAAGAATAGTAGATACAGTTTTGACATCAATTTTATTCTCTATAAGAGTCGTGGCAAAGGTGTGCCTTAATCCATGATACTTGATACAGTGGTCTAGTTTTACCTTTTCAAGAATAAATTTCTCATAATAATTCCGCAAGGTCCGAGGTTCTGTATATTGCTCACCACAAGTACACACATAATAATCGGGATTACACACAGCAGAAAACTTCTTCACCAAAGGGAAAATGTTTTTTAAGATAGGAATATACCTATCAGAATTTGAAGTTTTCGGGGGCCCAATCTCAATATGGGTTTTTGCTTTATTAAATGTACCATCCTCGCCTGGCATATATATGCGTTCTAAGGTTTTACAAATATGAATAGTCTTTTTATCTAAATCTATATCCTTCCATTGTAAGGCACATACTTCCCCTATACGCATACCGGAACATATCGTTAGCAAAATTCCAAGATTACGTGGAGATGGATTCGCTAACACATAATCGACGATTTTCTTATATTCAGCAGGAGAATAACGTTCCAATTTTTGAGCAGCTATCTTATTTTTACTTGGCCATACCATCTTCCATGTAATGTTATGTACCTCAAGGTCTAACTCTTCGTCAGCAAACCGAATTAGCATTTTTAGAACTATCAGAATATCATTACAGTACTTCACAGACAACCCCGAATTATCCATAAGATCGTTCATGAATGGCACAATAACCTTTTTGCTCAATTCCCCAACTTCCATACATCCTAACATTGGAGAAAGCTTTTTCACATATATCTGCTGGTACGATGCCAGTGAACTAGTCTTGACTTGCCTTTTCTTTACAGAAATCCAAGCCTTGTACACATCATCCAATTTCATATCTTATAAATTTGTTATTTAAATCAGTTTCAATTCTCGCAAATAAACATCAATCTCCTTATCCAATTCGGCACGTTTGGCTTCCAGCTCTTTTATTTCATCCATAACAGCCTTAATGTCAATAGGTTCTTCTTCCTCAAATACATCTATGTATCTCGGTATGTTAAGATTAAAATCATTAGCCATAACCTCTTGCAATGTGGCACAATGACTGTATTTCTTGATTTCCTTACGCTCTTGGAACGTCTGTACAATCTTGTCTATTTGTTCATCACTCAAAGAGTTCTTGTTTTTAAGCTTTTCAAAATCTTTGCTTGCATCAATAAAAAAGATGTTGTCATCTTCTTTACGACATTTCTTTATTACCAAGATACAAGTAGGAATACTAGTACCATAGAATATATTGGCCGGTAGCCCAATGACAGCATCAATGCAGTTTTTATCTTCAATAAGAAACCTGCGAATAACACCTTCGGCAGCGCCACGAAATAAAACTCCATGAGGAAGAACTATAGCCGCAATCCCTGTTACATCCAGTTTATGGACTATATCCAAGACAAAAGCATAATCAGCTTTTGATTTAGGGGCTAATTTCCCAACTTCACTAAATCGTTCATCATCCATAAAAGAGACATCTGCACTCCATTTGGCGGAAAAGGGCGGATTTGCTATTACTGTTTCCATTTTGATTTATTTTTTTGATAATACATTCTCATATACTCACGTATTTCACTTTTGTGAGCTAATTGATATTTTCTATTTTTCTCTAATATCTTTTCCTTATTAACCTTATATCTACGCTTGTAACTAGCCCTCTCCAATTCTCTATAATGTTCAATATTGGCATTTCGCAATTCTTTCCTACGGGCAAGTAATTTGTCTCTGTTACGAATCCGATATGCCTTATTATTCTTCAGTATTTTTTCCCGATTTTCAATATAATAACATGAATTACAAATTTTCGTACTTAAATAAAATTTGCTTTCAGGTACATACTCCCCACATTTATTACATAATAAAATATTTTCAGGAGTATTTCTAATTGCTAAATCAGCTTCCCCAAAACGGTTGTTTCTTTTTATAAAGGAAACCTCATCGTAAATCAGGCGATCAACCAAATCCCGCCAATTTTCAATAGAAAAACGTTCGTCAGCTATAACGGAATGAGAGATATCCATGTAATTAATATCAATGCCAGGAAATAAGAAATTGATTCTTTTCCTAGTGTATTGGTACAGATTCTTTATAAAATTATCGTCAATCATAACTAATCTTTTCTATAATAGAAAAATCGAATGGAATATCTTTCACGTTCAGCAAGCGATATTCACTTTTTATTGATTTTACAAGTACATCACCATGATACACAGTTGCATTAATACCACGTATCGATAAATTAAGCAAGAGTAACGGAATAGACCTATCAGACAACTCCCAGCATTCAACGGGGTGTTCAGACGGCTTGAAATCAGTTCCTAAAGTTTTAACTCTATGCCACCAGTTAGAAATAATAAGGGAACCATTCCCGGCAGTAGGTTCGTAAATCACCCCTTTGGAAACCCCTGTCAATCTTGATAGTAATATTCCTACTACATTAGGAGTAAAATCCTGCTTGTTTTGGTTTCTTTGAGCCAATTCACCCTCATATATATCTTGAAACCAATCTCTTGAAAGATCATGAGTATTGAGTTGTAATAACTCTCGATATATATGATGCAATCTTTCGTCATTATCAAAGATTATTTTAAAAATCGCATTAGGAAGTGATAATATATCTTCTATTTGAAACAACTTCTTTAATTCTACTTCACCCATATCTATCTTTATTTATACCAACGTCCACCGCAATATTTACACACGAAATAATCCCCCATATTCATCACCTGGACTTTTTCATCAACGCATATACGACACATACAATTCTTGTGATACCCGTCTGATTCAGGTTCCTGGATTCTATCATATTCCCAAAATGATAATTTCCCCTTTACCGGGATAGGTTCAGGGAATAGAATAGGATTAGCCAATACCCAATTATATACACCTTTATCCGCCCAAATGGATGGATGGTTTTGCACACAGTCTACAATCTCCACACTACCGATGATGGAGCCAAAAGGAAGATCGTTGAAACCTATACGGCTCATAGGCGTATTAAGAATCTTTAGTCTTTGATTTGGCTGTAAGCAGCCAAACTTGGCAATATCACCCTTTGCGCTTGAATGAATAAGGACACGTCCACGGAAATTTGTTCGCCAACTCCGGTTCTCAATATCCTTGATACCATGAACGATTAATGAGGCCCACGGTTGCTTTATTGTTATTGCTTTCATAATCGTTATTCGTTAAACTTCGGGATAGGCATCCAATGGGTTATGGCTAATCTTCCTTCATTGACGTTTGCTCCAGTTTCCCATTCACCAAGAGTTGAAAGAAAACAAATAAGATATCCATACGCTCCTTTGGTTAGAACTATAGTGTTAACTTCCGGCAAACCATCTTTTATGCTAATCCAAGGGGATTGTTTTGCCTGCCATTCTGCACCGGATTTGAAAGCACATTCGCGCATATCCTTAGCATCACAGCTATCATACATCGGAGAAGGATAACCTTCTTCTTTTTGACATTCAAGAGCATATTTTTCTGCTGCTTTTTCTATTTGCTTCATAATTATCATTGTTATAAATCACTTTTTTATTACAACTGCCATAGTGCTAACAGTTGTTCCACTTTCCTTGAATTCACCGGCTTCAATTTCAAAAACTTCTCCATGAACTTTTTCCAACCATTCCCGGAACTCAACACATTTCTTTTCAGACGCAAATTTCCAATGCCGGCTGGTTATAGCCGCAAGAATTCCACCTTCTTCCAAGC